GCACAGGTGTTTGGTACTGGTGGTTCACCATCTGCTACCGTAACTTCAATCGGAGTAACAACATTTACTTTAACTACTAGCTGGCAAAAGTTTTCTGTTACCACTACAATTCCTAGTATTTCAGGTAAAACATTAGGTACTAATAATAATGATGAATTAGAGTTATCATTTTGGTTTGATGCTGGTTCAACATTTAACACCCGAACTAACTCATTAGGGCAACAATCTGGTACCTTCGACATATCTCAAGTTCAATTAGAAGAAGGTAGTGTTGTTACTAACTTTGAAATTAGATTACCATCAACAGAGTTAACATTATGTCAGCGCTTTTATGAAAAAAGTTTCCCCTTAGTAACAGTACCAGCTCAAAATGCAACTGCAGTAGGTGCATATTTCTTTCCGCAAGTTGTTGGAGCATCTGCTAGTCAGAATGGTGGAACTATTAGGTTTGCAGTAACTAAAAGGGCTGCACCAACTGTAACATTCTTCAATCCTAGTGCAGCTAATGCTCAAGCTCGTAATACTTCAATTGCAGTAGATTGCTCTGCTACTACAGTATTTACTACAGTATCTGATACTTGTATAAATCCTACTGTTACTACTCCCGCAGGTTCAGCTGCAGGACAATCATTAGCAGTTCATTGGACTGCTGACGCTGAGATATAAGGATTATTATGTCTAATGTACAAAAACTAGCTAAATTCATATCAGATGCAACTAATTCAACAACAATACAAGAACCGATTGTAACAGGATCTGGTACTATTGTATACGATACTATTAATCAGCATAAAAATTATATTATTAATGGTGCTTTTGATATATGGCAACGTGGTACTTCTCAAACTAATAGCGGGTACGGTTCAGCAGACCGCTGGGTTAATGCAAATGTAGGTTCAACTAAAACATGTTCTCAACAAGCACATACATTAGGCCAAACTGATATTCCAAGTAATCCTAAATATTTTCACCGCACGGTTGTAACTTCTGTAGCAGGTGCAAGTAATTATGTTATACAACGTCAACATATAGAAAATGTGACACTATCATCTGGTAAGACGTTTACATTATCATTTTACGCAAAAGCAGATGCGACTAAAAATATTGCAGTTGAGTTTATTCAATCATTTGGTACTGGTGGTACTCCATCTGCTACTGTAACTTCAATCGGGGTAACAACATTTACCTTAACTACTAGCTGGCAAAAATTTACAACTACTGTTACTTTTCCATCAGTTACAGGTCTTACATTAGGTACTAATAATGATGACTATTTCAGTGCATTGTTTTGGTTTGATGCAGGTTCTTCATTTACTGCACGTACTAATAGTTTAATTCAACAATCTGGTACATTTGATATATCACAAGTTCAAATGGAAGAAGGTAGTATTGCTACTAACTTTGAATATAGACATCCTGCAACTGAACTTGCATTATGTCAACGTTTTTATGAAAAAAGCTTTCCACAAGGAACTGCCCCTGTTCAAAACGCTACAGCTGCTGGTGCATATTTTTGCCCGCAGGTAGTTGGTGCTTCAACATCTCAAAATTGTGGAACTATTAAATTTGTGGCAACTAAGAGAGTTGCACCAACTGTAACATTCTTTAATCCACAGGCTGCTAATGCACAAGCTCGTAATACATCAACAGGTGCTGATTGTTCTTCAACTTCTTCAATACAAACATCAACAGATTCAAGTATTAACTTAGCAACTGTAACCCCAGCGACTACTCAAGCTGGACAATCTATTGCAATTCACTGGACAGCAGATGCTGAAATACAATAAAGGAACATTATGAGTTATATAGGAATTAATAATACAGCTAATAATACTATTAATACTACTGTAGGTAGAAAGAATTATCTTATTAATGGTAATTTTGATATATGGCAACGTGGTACTACCCAAACTACTAATGGATATGGGTCCGCAGATCGTTGGTTTTATACTATGACTACATCTACTGCAGTTATTTCCCAACAAACTCACCCGTTAGGACAAACTGATATACCTAGCAATCCAAAGTATTTCTCAAGAATGGTAGTAACATCAGTAGCTAATGCTGGTAGTATTATTGCTCAAATTCAACGTATTGAAAATGGTGTTAGATTATTAGCTGGAAAGACTTGCACATTATCGTTTTATGCAAAAGCTGATGCGTCTAAAAATATGGCTGTTGAATTCTTACAAACATTTGGTACTGGTGGATCTCCATCTACCGCAATTAATACCATTGGTGTAACAACCTGTGCATTAACTACAACATGGAAAAAATTTACAATACCAGTTGCATGGCCGTCTATTGCTGGTAAATCTCTTGGAACCAATAATGATGATTATGCTTCTTGTAGATTTTGGTTTGAGGCTGGTACCAACTTTAATACCCGTACCAATTCATTAGGACAACAATCTGGTACATTTGATATTTCACAAGTTCAATTAGAAGAAGGTTTAACTGCTACCAGCTTTGATTATAGGCCAATTGGTATGGAATTATTCCTATGTCAAAGATACTATGAAGAATCCGCTTTAGGTACCAGTCAAAAACAAGGCACATATACTAATTTTGCTGGAACACCACCTAAATATACAGAGTTTAAAGTTACAAAACGTACAACACCAACACTAACATTATACACATCAATTACTAAAGCTACGCCAGGGGTAATAGTATTTTTAGGTGCAGTTGTTGCTGTTGCTACTACGATTACTACCGGATATACGTTAACTGGGGATACTAACTCCTGTAATATGCAACTAGGTGGTGCTTTTTCAAATATTGGTGAGTATGGACAGGGTCATATAACAGCAGATGCAGAAATATAAGGAATTAATATGAGTTATGTAGGTGTAGATAAAAATCCAATTAATATACGTCGAAAAAATTATATTATAAATGGTAATTTTGATATTTGGCAACGTGCTATTACTCAAAATAGTTCTGGGGTGTTGTCAGATGATAGATGGAATAGTACAAGATCTGGCGGAACTACGATTACACAGTATCAACAACCATTTCAAAATGGGCAAACTGCTGTACCAAATAATCCACAATATTATTCAAGAACAACAGTAGTATCAGGTACTGCTACAAACTCTACATCTCAAAAATTTCAAAAGATTGAAAATGTACTACTATCTTCTGGAGTAATGTTTACCTTATCTTTTTATGCAAAAGCTGATACAAATAAAAATATTGCTGTAGATTTTTGGCAAAATTTTGGCACAGGGGGAACACCATCAGCCGATGTTAGTGGAATTGGTGTAACTACCTTCAATCTAACGACCGCTTGGCAAAAGTTTACAAAAACTGTTACATATCCATCTATTACAGGTAAAACGTTAGGTACTGGTGGTAACGATGGTTTTGGTTTATCATTTTGGTATTCTGCAGGTTCAACTCTTAATAGTCGTACAAACACCTTAGGTCTTCAAAATGGTTCTTTTGATATTTCACAAATTCAACTTGAAGTAGGTTCTTCTGCCACATCATTTGAATATAGACCACTTGGAATGGAATTATTATTATGTCAAAGGTATTATGAGGAAAAAACAATATCAATAGTACAAAAAATAAGTGCCGCTGCAAGTTTTTCGGGAGCTCCACCAATATATAGCTATTATAAGAATCGTAAAGTACTAGTACCTACTGTAACATTCTTTACTAGTAGTACTAAAACTACACCTGGGTTACTGGTTAATAATACTACAACAGTAACTACTGGTTATACCACTAGTACTACTAAAGAATCATTAGCAGTTTGGGGTGGATCTGCACTAACAACGCTTGGTGATTATCTTAGCGGGTACGTTACAATTGACGCAGAAATATAAGGAATTAATATGAGTTATTTAGCAACACCAACACCATCAAACAACACTAAAATTGTAAGTAGAAAAAACTGGGTTATTAATGGTGGGTTTGATATATGGCAGCGGGGTACATCATTTACTACAGCCCCAACATCTCCAACTGGTATAGGACAATATACTGTAGATAATTGGAAATCCTATACTGTAGCTACAGGTACGTTGTCCAGACAAACATTTACATTGGGTCAAACTGATGTTCCAGGTAATCCTCAATATTATATGAACTGGACACAATCTGCAACGGCTGGAAACTCTAATATTAGAAATCCTATAGAAAATGTAGTATTGTCATCTGGAAAAACATTTACTGTTTCGTGTTGGATACGTAACAATGCTGCAACTAGTAGTACAGTCAAAATACAGTTCTTACAAGCTTTTGGTACTGGTGGTTCACCATCAACTGAAATAGATGCAATTGGAGCTACAACATTTAGTATACCGGGTGATGCAACTTGGTATAAAATTCAAGCTACTATAACATTACCATCACTATCAGGTAAGGTATTGGGTACAGATGGTAACGATTATTTTGCTCCATATTTGGGTATTAATACTCTAAGTGGTTCAAATATTGATATTGCACAATTTCAAATGGAAGAAGGTTCTTCTGCAACCGACTTTGAACCAGTAAACATTGCAATAGATACAATGTTGTGTCGTAGATATTATGAAGAAATTGTCGTAGGTACTATTTCTAAGAATGTATCAACTGGTAACTATAACGGAGCACCCCCAATAGATATATTTTTTAAGGTTACCAAACGATCCGCTCCAACATCATTTCTTATATCATTTTATACAAATTCTACTAAAACTACTTCAGGTTTATTATTAAATGGTACCACTACCACTACCACTTTATATACTATGGACACCGCATATACTAATAAATTTTCTGTTTTTGGTGCATCACTAACTACAGTTGGTGATTATTTAGAGGGTTATGCTACAGCTGATGCAACACTATAATAAATACTAATATAACTCTAGGAGAATATTATGGAATTAGTTAAAAAAATACTTGATTTATTAATAGCATTCTTTGGTAGTAAAAAAGCTACTACTGAACAAGAAAATCAAGTTGCTGATGATGCAGAGGTAGCTGTAACTGAAAAAGTTCGTGCTAATGAAAATGTTATTGCTAATCAAGCGACACAAAAAGCTCAAGAAGCATTAAAAACTTCACAAGAAAAACATAAACAAGATCAAAAAGTTGCCCAAAAGAAAACTCAAGAGCAACAAGATGATGAACAATTTGGGAGTGATCAGTAATGAAACTTATAAACTACATAACATTTCCAGGCCTACTACTAATATTGTTAACTGGTTGTACTACTATTAAAGAAAAGCAGGTTGATAAGTTAATATATGTTACTAACCCATTAACTGCACCTGCAAGACCAACTTTACCGACTTGGACTGGTAAAGATATGTCATGTTTATCTGAAGAAATGAAACAGAAGATTCGTGACCGCGATCGGTTACGTCGTGAATATGCTGAAGATTTGGAAAGTTTAATAAATTCAACACATTCTAAGTAATATAATGTCACTGTTGCAAGAATTATTAGAACCTGAATTAGATTTAACAACTGCGTTAAATGAAGCAATTCAAAAATATGTTACTCAAGATAACGAGATGGGTAATCTTGTTCATGGGTTTCAAAATAAAAATAATGTTAACGCATTAATTAATAATCCAAAAATTGCAACAGGTGCACTAAAACAAGCTCTTACATCCTATGACTCGTTTGTTAAAAATAACAGATATACTGCTCAGCTATATGCTAAAACATATCAAGAACGAACCTTATATAGTGCAGTTGTTAAAGATTTGTTAAGAACTGGTAAGTATAAACAAATACAACAAAAAAGTGTTGGACCTGGTACAGTTTGGGTATTACGCCGCACTGATACAAATTAGAGGTCCCTATGAAATTCAGCGAATTTTTAATAGAACAACAAAGCCAATTTTCACAGTTAGAGAAAAATAAAAAACCTTTAACTGCTGAAGAACGTGCTGAAGTTATGAAACGTAAAGCAGTATGGCATAAGGGGTATAACGGTGGTACAACTCCTGCTGTTTGGAAATCAGAACATCCAAAAACAGGTAAGGTTACATACGTTACTCATACTCATCGTGCTTATAATACTGCATCAACATTAAAAGGTGCAATTGGTAAGTATCATAGTTTTATTAAAGGAACTGCATAAATACAACTATGAATATACTATCTGAATTACTAAACTTAAACGAACTTGCTGATCTTTCTGAATTACCTGATGCTGTCATGAAGAAAATTCAAGGCAATATCCGTAAGGGTGCTGCTGATACTACTCAACAATGGGCTAATGCATTAGAGTTAACCCAACGTGCGTATAAGGTAACTGGTGTTCAACGTCCTGATCCTAGTATGAGAAGTGCTTGGACTCAATATGAAAAGAATATTACTTACTCAGTTGAGCAACTTGCTAAAACTCGTGGGTTAACTGGTGGTTGGAGATTAAGCTCTGCTCTAATGAGTGAAGCTGCTAACCCTAAACCATTATTTCAAGTAGATTTAGGTGATAGAATAACTTACACTCGCGCTGATAATATTAAACAAATCATTAAACAAATCAAAGATCGTTTCGAACCACTAGATGATGTCACTGTTGATATCGTGAAAGGTGTCGCTACTATAACATTCTCCAATTGGGGAATTCAAAATAATAAAAAAATAATCATATCTCCTGCATTTAATTCTTGAACATTAAGCTATATTATGTTATAATATGGCTTAATTAGTAAATATCGAGAATTAACATGAATCAATACCAAACTACAATGTATAACGATTTAATGTCACTGTGTAATAACAGTGAAGCGTTCTACTTTCGTGATAATACCCTCGATGGTTGTACATACCGGGTGTTTACATATCGTCTCGCATCATATTCTGAGTTCCTCGCACCTAATGCGTTGGAATGTAGAGGACATCTATTTGAAATAGACTCTGCTGGTACTCCTATGCGTTTAGCGTCCTTACCATTACCTAAATTTTTCAATTATATGGAGAACCCCTTCACTATGGATTTGGATTTCAATAATCCAAAACAAGTAATGTTAAAGATGGATGGATGTTTTCCGAGTGATGCACATTTAAATTTATGGGACGGTGGTACTATTAAAATTGGAGAAGTTGTACGAAACAAACTTACACCAACCTTAATTGGGCAAGATTCTAATGGTAAATTTGTACCGTGTACTGTTACAGATTGGCATAATAATGGTACTAAGCAACATTGGATAAAAATTACATTTGAACCTATCAGACATGGTCAGCATACAAATTATTTTAGGGTAACACCTAATCATCATATAAAAATTAATGGTGAATTTAAAGCTGCCATCGAGGCTAAAATTAATGATACTCTTACACATTATATTAAAACATTATCTGATAAGACATTACATTTTATTAAATCTTCTATATTAGGAGATGGTAGCATCTCTCGAGGTAAAAACACTATTTTATCTAAGAAAAGCTTTTTTCGAGAAAGTCATCAAATAAAACATAAAGAGTATGTGAAATATATACAAACATGTTTAGGTACCAGTGCTTTGGAACTATATAATGTCACTGGTAGTGGATATAATGCTCATATACCTAATACTATTACTGGTGTTGCCGTCAGTACAAAAAATTACAGTATATTGTCAGAGATCCGAACTGAATGGTATGTAAATAATATAAAACAATTACCAGCTGATATATCGTGGATAGATAATTTTTCTATTGCAAAATGGTACATGGATGATGGTAATTTAGTACATCATAAAAATTTTGATGCAGCATGCTTTTATACGAATAGCTTTTGTAAAAATGACGTAGAACGCTTAGCAACTGTATTACAGAACAAATATGGGGTAACAACTACGGTATTTAATGCAACTGGTTGGTGTATTAGATTACATTCTAAACATAATACTGCTGATTTGTTCTGGAAATCTATTGCCCCTCATATACATCCCAGTATGCGTTATAAACTTCCAATACAATATCATGCTATTGATTTTATTCCATATTATAGTGATATGGATCTTCAGGAAGAATATCAAACAATATCTGTAAAAATTATTAATATTGAACATCTTACAGATGATAATTATAAATTTTGGGGAGGTAAGGTAGGGTTTGATATTACTACTACAACATCCAATTATTGTGTAAAGGGAGTATTAGTTCATAACTCTTTAATTTCAACTTTCCTGCATGGTGTTAAACATGGTGAATTATCTACCGGTGAACTGCGATTAAAGTCCAAAACTGCACTAGCATCTGATCAAGCTGTTGCTGCAATGAAATGGTTAGCGTTACCTGAAAATATTGCGTTTAAATGTGCATTGGAAACAATGGCTCGTTGGAACTTAACTTGTATCTTAGAATGGGTGTCTCCTGATAACCGTATCGTTATTGGTTACGAAAAACCTGCACTAGTTGTATTAGCTGTACGTGATAATATAAACGGTGGATACGAGTTTCCTGGTACTTTGATTGGTGAACTACCAATCTTACGTAAACATTGGGTTGAAACTTACAACCATGTAACTAATATGTCTGAGTTTATTGAAAACGCTCCAGGTTTACAAGGTATTGAAGGTTTTGTTATTCAATTAGCTTCTGGTCAATACGTTAAAATCAAAACCACTGCGTACCTTGCCTTGCATCATACAAAAGACTCAATCAATAGTCCCCGTCGATTATTTGCTTGTGTTCTTGAAGAAGCATCTGATGATTTACGTTCATTGTTTGCTGATGATCCGTTAGCTATCGCAACAATTCAAGCGATGGAAGATCAAGTTGAAAAATGGCATAACCATTTGGCAACAACTGTTGAAGACTACTACAATGCTAATAAGCATTTGGAACGTAAGGAATATGCAATTAAAGGGCAACAAGAACTAGATAGTAAAGGTTTTGGTTTAGCAATGATGAAGTATTTGGGTAAGGAAGTATCCTATAAAGCATTTATGCTCAAAAACTATAAGCTCTACGGTATTAAAGATGATGAGCCAACTGTAACAACAACTGAGGAATAATAATGGTAAATGTACAATGTGTTACAAATTTAGATGGCTACAGCAATACATCATGGCCTGTCGCCGCTGCTGGAGTTCCAAATATTGGAGATGGTTTTCAATCAATAGATGGTAAAAAAGTATTATATGTTGTTGCAGTTACTCATTGCTGGGATGGTCGTATACAACATCCATATGTTAAGGTTGAACTTAATAGGAAATAATTAACCATTACTCCTGATTAATATAAATATATTAAATGTTTATGTTAATCAGGAGACTAAAATGGATTTAATTAATCGAGTTCGAATGGCAGCTGGTATTGCAGCTAAACCAGTTACGAATATTACAGAATCAACCGTCACTGAAGCTAGTAGCGTTCCACGTTCAAGAGACAAACTATTACCAGCTTCAAAAGAAAATCACCAAGCACGTATCGCAAGCGTTATCGAAGCAATCGAACATTTAAAAGCAGCTGTTAAAGTTCTTAAAGATGTACCTGCTATCGACTTCAATGGTGATATTCCGCATTATGTTCGTGAAATCACTCAAATGATCGGTAGTACTAAAGCAGGTGGTCTAGAAGAATATCTAGAAACCTTGCAACATACTCATAGTCGTAAATTTGGTGTTGAAAATGAAGAACATGATCTTGAGCCTCCAGCACTTCCAAAAGCAAGTTCAAAAGATCTTCCAGAACCACCAGAAATGGAAAATGAAGAGCAAGATCTTCCAGAACCTCCTGCTCATATGGGTAAATTACCTTCACCTCCAGGAATGGAAAATGAAGAGTATGATGACGAAGATCCATTTGATGATATAGACGCTCCAGGTGATGAATTCGATTCTGAAGATCGTTTTAATTCTAACCGTAATAGTCGTCGTGGTCATCAATTCTCTAAACATGATGAATTTGACTCAGGTAATATTCACCGTGACAATTGGGGAGAGGAAGAAGATGAAGAGTATGAAGATACAGATTTAGGTCCAGAAGGTGCTACTACTCCACAATCAAATCAGGAAGAAGAAGATATCAGCTACATGGGTGAAGCTAAAAAACCTTGTGTTGGTTGTGATGAATTAATGGCTAAGAAAAAGAAAAAACCTGTAAAAGAATCTTTAGGTAATTATGAAAATGAAACATATCCATTGTCATGGGGTTTCAATTCAACACCAGTTAATGTAATTGATACCAAAAAACAAGGTACATTATTTAACCCACCTAAACAAGATGAAGCTGAACCAAAATATGAGAAGATTACAGTTCCTGCTAGTATCAAGAAGTCTTTAAAAGACGCTATTGCTCAAGCTGAGAAAGATATGAGTGGTTTTGCTACTACTGATCGTGCTAACGTAGGTTTCTATCAAGACGTTGTTAAATATTTCAATACAATATTAGATGCGTTGAATAGTGGTGAACCTTGTGCAATTAAATCTGCACAAACTTATTACACTACTGTTATGGGTCCTATTCAGTATAAATTGCCAGACGATGTTACATTGTTCTTGGCTGGTGGTGGACAAAAACGTTCATTGAAAGATTTGTTTCATCAGGTTAAAATAGATTAATGAAACTGTTTGAAGTTTTTAATACGAAAAGTTGGGATCAAAAATCCCAACTTGAGTATGTTAAACATAAACCAAGTAAATTATGGTCACTTATTAACACTGAAGATATACAACCTACTCGAGCAGTACAATCATATTGTGTGTTAAAAGTATGGCAATGCATATATTATATAATAGATGATCCTTGTTTAAGCCTCACTAAAGAAGCTGAGAACTCATTGTTTTCAAATGAAGAATTTATTGATACTAATGAGCTCTATGAAGAGGTTGTTCGAAAATACTTTAAAGATAATACTGTTTTAATGAACAAATGGTTACGATACGCTAAAAATATGAGAGAATTAGGATGAAATTTAGTCAATACCTTATAGAAGCTGCTACTAAAGTACCTAAACCTCCAAAGCGTCCTAATAAGGACCTATTGTTTAGAGATAAGTCATTATGGACTCAAGATCTTCAAACACATTGGGGGAACTTTAAAATATTCAAAGATGAATATGATAATGAATACGCGATGGACCAATTAAAAAAGTCTGTCTTTGGTATCTGGTATGCAAAAGATAACGATGGTATTGTATTCGTTCATGCTAACATTCCAACACCTGGGGTAGATTTGTCATGAAATTGACTGAGGTAGTAATACCTAAAAAACCAGCGGTTGATTGGAACCTCCGTAGTGAAAAAGATCAGATTGCTATGATTAAAAGATTGGGAATGTATGGACCTGATGCTAT